CCGAGGCCGACTATGAGCAGTGGGCGCTGGCAGTCAATGGTGTGACGCGCGCCTGGGCTGCACCTGAGCAGGGTGTTGGCACCATCACGGTGCGCTTCCTGATGGATGACCTGCGCGCCAGTGATGTTGGCTGGCCGACGCCGGATGACATCATTGCGGTTGATACCTACATCGAGACAAAGCGCCCGGTGACGGTGAAGGATTGCTATGTGCTGGCACCGATCAAGGAATTCATTGACATCACCATTGCCAATCTCATCCCTGACCAAGCAGAAACGCGGGCACAAATCGAACAAAGCATTCGTGACATGCTGTTCGCCCAGGCTGCGCCAGGGCAGACCATCTATGCTTCATGGGTGAGCTACGCGATTATGAACGCCCCCAGCGTTCAGTCATTCAATCTTGTGACCACTGCTGATTATGTGATGCCGTCGCTCGGGCACATGGCGGTGCTGGAAACAATCTTATTCGAGTGATGGCATGAGCGACCGGCATCTGCGCAGGTCAGGCTCCGATTACCTGCAAGCCTTTCTGGCATTGCTGCCGCAGGGGCAGGCCTGGCCGCGCCATTTCGACAGCCTGCTGGTCAAGGTTTGCAAAGGGCTGTGCGAATTTTGGGGTTTCGTTGACAGCCGTGCGGCCGATTTGCTCGAGCGCGAGAGTGATCCGCGCCAGACGATAGAGCTGCTGCCGGATTTTGAACGCAATTTTGGTCTGCCTGATCCCTGCTACACCGCGCCGCAGAGCATTGATGAGCGCCACCTCGCGCTGATCATGCGCATGACCATGCTGGGTGCGCAGTCGCGCGAGTTCTTTATCGGTGTGGCTGCACAGATTGGCTACACCATCAGCATCACTGAATATCGCACCTTCGTGGTCGGCCTTGATCATGTCGGTGATGCGCGTGTGTACGGCGATCTGCCGCCCGACCCGATGCGCAATGAATGGGGTGTGCCCATCATGGGGGCCGTGGGCGATGCCCCGGTGGCCGATGGTGAGCTGAGCGAATGGCCTTACTACGGGCTCGGTCCTGATACGAACCGCTTTTATTGGACCGTGCATGTTGCCTCAGCAAAGTTGACCTGGTTTCGCTGCGCCAGCGGCCAGACCGGTGTTGATCCGCACTTGCGCATTGGCTTGGCTGACGATCTGGAATGTCTGCTCAACCGCTGGAAGCCTGCACACACGCACATCATCTTTGACTATTCCGGCTTGAGCAATCCTGGCGATCCGATGGCCGGGACACCCTAAGCACTCAACTTTCTTTTGGTCTGGAAACCTCGGGCTGCTGTCACCGGCTGTCCTAGAGAGAGGAATTGCGTCGATGAAATACGAGCAGCCTTATGGCGTGTCTGATCCCAACGCCAGTTACATCAACGGCAATCCATCGACCGGCACGATGGGGTCAATCCCGCCCGCCGCCTCCATCGAAAACCCGCAACGCGAGATCGTCAACACCATTACCGACGCTGGCATTGCCGCGACCGACGCCGACCTGCACCAGCTGGCCAAGGCGATCCAGAGCGGTCAGTTAAATTTTAAGCACGACACCGGCACCGCCAATGCCTACGCGACAAGCCTGGTGCCAAACCCTGGCAGTTATTTCGAGGGGCTTAGCGTCATTCTCAAGGTCGGCAACCTGAATACCGGTGCAAGCGTCCTCAACATCAACTCAATTGGCAATGCGCCTATCGTGCGCGCTGACGGCTCGCCGCTGACCGGTGGTGAATTGATCGGCGGCCAGTATGTACTGTTTCTATTTGATGGCACCAGTTGGCGCATGGTGTGGGCCACGTCTGGCAGCATCGCTGGCATGCCGGTGTGGCTCACCAAGACAACCGATTTTTATGTCAACGGCACCACCGGCAATGATGCCTGGGATGGCACGTCAGCAACATTCGTCAGCGGGAAAAAAGGACCGTTCCAGACGCTGCAGCGCGCTGCGAATGAATACCCGAAATACAATCTCAACGGCTACATGATCAACATCCATGTTGCCGGGGGCACCTATGCCAAGGTGAGCTGCGGTCCCGCCAACGGCTCAGGGCAGGTTAATTGGGTCGGCAATCCAGCATCACCAACAACCGTTGCCATCAATGCCGCATCCGGCTCGGCCGTCATCATTGGCTTGGCTGGTCCGCCAATGCAGTTCGATGGCTTTACTCTCACATCGGGCGTGGCGATCCCCGGTGACCCCGGCTTCGGCATCTGGGTGGTGCAGGGCGCACAGGTCATCACGGTCAATCTGACCTTTGGTGCAGCCTACACGGCGCATATTGGTTGCTCGGAAGCAACGCTGACGATTGACGGCGCGATCAACATCAATGGTGTTTCACAAATTTGCCTCGACTGTGATGGTGGCCGCATCATTCTCAATGCAGTCACACTGCCAGTATTCAACTTCAATATCGGCATGACCTACGCGGCGGGCTTTGTGAATGCCAGCAATGTCGGCCGCGTCGTCGGGCCAGGTGTGTTCAACGGCATCGCCAATGTCGGCGGGCCGAAATACTTCATCACGGGCAACGGCATTCTCAACACATTTGGACAGGGCGTGGCGGCCTGGCCGGGCAATCAACCTGGTGTTCTCAGCACTGGCGGTCAGGCGTTCTGATTTAACGGAAAGGGGAAGCACATGCCTGCAGGATACAACCCAAGCGACTGGTACTGGATCATCGGCGGCAGTGCCACCGATGTTTGGTCGAGTGCGCGCGCCATGTCGGTGCCGATTGCCGATGCAACCTACACCGATTGGATGAATGCCGGAAATACAGCGACAGCCATTGCATCGCTGACGGAATTATATGCGGTGTTGGCGCAGCAGTTTCCTGCAGGCAGCCTGCCGACTTACAATCCCGACGCGCGCTCCCGCAAGGCAACCGGTGGGGTCATCATAACGAGCATAAGCCCGATCGCATTCATGAGTGATCCGGTCTCACGCAACACGCTCGCCAATGCCGACAGTTTTGCGAAGGCAAATCCAGGTCACATCACCGATTGGAAATTATCTGACGGCAGTTTTATCAAACTGAATGAAGCGCAACTTGCTACGGCGTTGAACGATATGGCGACGTTCGTGCAATCCTGTTTCACCAAGGAAAGCGACAACCTCACCGCGATCAATGGTGGCACCATCACGACCATTGCACAGATTGATGCCGCCTTTGCCGCCATCTCCAACGTCTTTCCCTAGTCATGGCCACCGTCAATATCACCGTCGAAAACGATGCTGATTTCTACCGCACGTTTCAGTATGTCATGTCATCATCAAACACGCCCATCGACATGACCGGTGCATCCCTGGAAATGATGTTGCGCCGGCACGCCGAGGATGCCGAGGCCTTGCTGCGCCTCGGCACTGATACCGGCGAGATCGTGCTGACCGATCCGCCCAATGGTCTGTTCACAGTGATGATCAAACAGGATGCGCTCGAACGTCTCGGGCTGGGCAGCTTTGATCATTCCAACATCATGACGCTGGGCGGCCTCAAGACAAAAATCTGGAATGGTACGTTGATCAATAATGCAGGGCCGACACGATGAGCAGCGTCGAAGTCAGCACCTCCTATGACGTTGACATTGCCGCCCCGCTGCCGCCCGTTGTGGTGTTGTCACCGGATGATGTGGAAACCATCATCACTGGTGAGCAAGGGCCGCCTGGTCCTCCCGGCACTCCTGGTGGGCCAGCAGGACCGCAAGGCCCACCAGGGGCACAAGGCCCACCAGGCGTCCCTGGGCCTGATGGTGCACAAGGACCGAAGGGCAGCACCGGCGCGCCTGGCCCAGCCGGTGCAACAGGGCCGACCGGATCACAGGGCATCCCAGGGCCGCAGGGCATCGCAGGCCCAACAGGTCCACAGGGCACAACCGGGCCACCAGGGCCTACCGGCGCGACGGGGGCCGACAGCACTGTGCCAGGGCCGACAGGTCCGCAGGGTGCAACAGGCCCGCAAGGACCAGCAGGACCAGCAGGCACTGCAACCGTTGTTTGTTCTGACACGCCGCCCGCTGGTGCGGCTGATAATTCACTCTGGTGGGAGAGCGACAGCGGCCTGCTCTATACCCGCTACAATGATGGCACCTCGACGCAATGGGTGCTGGTGACGCCGCAGCCTGATTTGTCGGCGTTCGTCCTTGAAGCACCAAAAGATGTAAACACCTACGGGCGCAAGAACGCTGGCTGGAATGCGGTCGTCAGCAAGGCTGGCGATACCATGAGTGGCCCGCTGGTCATCAGTGATTTGACGACGCCGACGCTCAAGCTGAATAAGACCTCGACCGGCAATGCCACCATCAACGGAACGATGAGTGATGTGTTGCGATGGGCATTGGTCCTCGGCAATCAAGGCGTGGAAGCCGGAAGTAGTGCCGGAAGCGATTTTGCAATCAATTCCTACACCGATGCCGGTGCACTAATTGGCGCGGCCATGACGATTACTCGCTCAAACTTAAAGGTGACTTTCGGCGGCGGCTTAGTGAACGGTGGCAACATAGAAAGCCCCGGCGTGGTGTATGGGAATGGATTTGCCCTGCAATCACCGGCTGGTGTCGTCCTCAACGGCAATGCTGCTGCGAGCAATATCTACTTTGACAATCCGTCTGGCTCATACTTGCAATATTCGCGAGGCAATGGAAATTATTATTTTGCCGTCAACGGCACCATCGGCTGCTGGCTGTTGTGGAGCGGTGTCATTGGCATCCAGGTCAGCGGTGCCGCCGCAAAACCGGGCGGCGGGCCTTGGGTTGATAGTTCGGACATTCGCATCAAGACCGTGATTGCTGACTACACCACCGGACTCGATGCAGTCGCAAACCTGCATCCGGTTACTTTCATCTATAAGGGCAACGACACACGCGAGCCGCCAGAGGATGTGAAAGCGCCTGCGCCTTATCCGAACAGTCATCATCATCAGGCGGCACTTGATCAGAAGCAGTTTCATGGTCTGGTCGCGCAAGAGGTTGAGACAATCTTTCCTGAAATGGTGACAAAGCGCGATGGC